TCTGATATAGCATTTGTTTGAACTTTAACTTCTGAAATAGAATCATTCTCTATTTTAGTTTCAGTTACAGCATCTGTTTGAATCTTTATTTCTGATATAGCATTTGTTTGAACTTTAACTTCTGAAATAGAATTATCTTGTATATTAGTTTCATTTATTACGGGCACAAGAGCGCCAACAGTTATTACAGAAGCTTTTTGAGTAGCATCTGGGGAATAAATACCTCTACAAAGAAATATACATCCTTCGGCGAATGCATCTGCATATGTTTCAGATGTTTGTAGTATGGAAGTACTTACAGAAGGATCCAAATAAACAAATCTATTGGCTGTAATAGTTTGACTACCAGAGGATATAGTATAAGGATCTGCAGGTAATAACAAAGGTAGATTTATTATTCCACCTGTCCAACTTATATTATCTCTACCTGTTGAACTAAATATAATAGTTGTGGTCCATCTATTTTTAATAGTCTCTGGAATTAATTGCCAAGGAACCTCTCCACTTGCTCCTACTCTTATTGCTGATTCTGCTATAGCTCTAATACCATCTACAGTAAGGTCTAATTTTGGATCACTTCTAGTTCCACCTATACCTCCATCCGCTACCCAAAATACAGGATCCTCTCCACTTGCATTAGCATCAAGATAAAACTTTTCATCTCCACTATCCCAATCAATATTTTTAATCACATCTACAGTTAATTCTTCAAAAGTTCCTACCCTAACAAATCTGAGTTCACTTAAAGTAATTTCAGTTTCACCAGTAACAGGCAATAAAATAAGTCTTATGTATTTATTTTTCAAGTTGAAAGGAAAATTTGCAGTATAAGTGCCTGAGCTTGTCAGATGCCACATGTTTGTTAAAGCGTCTGTTACATTGTCGTAATAAGTTAATGTATTGTCGGCATCAAGTGCTCCTGCATCCCCAGAAAGATATTCCCAATCACCATATAAATAATCACCATCTTCATCTTGATTTAAATACTCCACAAGTGCATAACATTCTTTATCCACAGTAAAAGATACTTTAGAAAACTCTTCTTCATTAGGAGACTCATAAGTTATTCTAACTCCCAAACTTGTAGCAAGATCTAATCCTGTATAAGTTACACCTATGCCTAAATAACCATCTATTAATTTTTGTCTATTTTCATAAGTTGAAAAATTATCTATTCTATGAGAAGCTACACTAAGATTTGTAAGTAAGGAGTTTACTTTATCATAAACAGTTATATGGGAGACAGGTTTACTCAACATATAATCCGGTATCGCTACTTGAGATGTCTTAGTAGACGCCGTATCTAAAACCCAATCCTCAGCAGTTGGTGGAGTATAAGATTCTGTTTCTGGGTAAGTAACTCTAGTAGAAGAACGAGTACCTATTTTAGAAACTGCTCTTACTCTTGCTTCTAATCTACAACCCCATAAAAAGCCTATCGAATTTAATTCTGTTAATTCCTCTGTTGGTATTTTTATTAACTCTCTATAATCCGTAGTAGTATGAATAGGTGAAGTATAAACAATAGTTCTTTCTCCCCCTATTGTTATTTCTTTGGTTACTGTTAAAGTCACTTCAAATTTATCAACATTACCCCAATCATCTTCTTTCTCCCAAGAGATGTCTACACTACCAAACAAGTCTACAACCTTAACTTTAGTTGGTGGTTTAGGAACATAAGGATAAAATTCTTCTACAATAGGATTGCTTTCAACACCCAACTCTGAAAATGCAACTATCTCTGTTCTAACCCCATTAATATTACCTAATGCTTCTGAAGAAGTGTTAGTTAAATCATCCCCATTTTTATCTAAAAGATTATAAAGCTCTATTTTTTTATCTATATCATATTTACTTAATGTGTATGATTTAGAAAGTATCCAAACACTAGAATTATTCCTCAAGTATATTGTTAATCTATATCCTGCTATAGTCAAAGAATTTCTAACTAAAAATTCTGTATCTTCTGGTGTTAAAGATCCACCATCCCACATAAAATGTAAATACTCAGTAACAAAATAATTATAATCCTCATTAGAAAACTCTGCTCTTGGTCTACACTTAGGAACTAATCTAAAATTACTTACAGGATTAGGTAAAATAGCATCTTCGTTATTTAACTTTGCAGACAAAGAATTTAAATTAATTGTTCTAACAATAGAATCCCCTTCAATACCACCTTCATAAGTAGGAGTTATTACTAAATTATATTCCTCATTTATATTAGGAACTGTTATTATTACCCCCTGAGTTCCTATTTGTGCAGATACAAAGGAAGAAGAAACCTGAACACCACCTGCATTTTGCACTATAATGTTTGAGCCTGCATACACTTTTGTTTTATTGATAGTACTAGCAGGTTCTGTTATAACAACCGTAAATTGATTATTAAGAACATCGGCGGCTTCTATTGTTACATTTATGGAGGAAATACTTCTAGCAGATTTCGTAGTCTCTACTTTTACAAGACCGACTTCATTATAAGCTGTAATACCACCGCAAACTGTATTCCTCACTAAACCATGATTTTCTTTATGGTAACTAACAGCGGTGATGCCTGCAACTCCATTTTCTTCTGGAGAAACTTCTATTATTCTATAATCTTGAACAGCATATGAGGCTTCTCCTAACTCGTAAGTATTAAATTTAGCTGGTTTAATAGAACCAAAATTAGAGTATACTTTTTTACCTTCTATAGAAGTAATCTCATATTCACCTACAAACTCTTCTGCATTTAAGGGAGTTCCATCATCAGGACATACTAAATCTGTAATAACACCTGTCACTTTACCACATAAAGGACATGCTGTACCTCCCACAATATGTGTAACTCTTAAAATTAAAGGCAAAGATAAAGTAGAAACATTTTGATCTAAAATTACATATTCATCTGTAAGAGCTTCATAACCTAATAATCTACCGCTAACAGTAGTTTCTTTTAGTACGTAATGATTAAAAGAGAATACATTACCTGCTGTCATTGTAAGATGTTCTATACCCATACCAAAGGATATAAGTTTTTTATTATTTTTTCCTATACTTAATAAATATGCTAACTCTCTATCTATTTGGGAAGGTCGGGTAATACCAGTTAATTTAATTTCTACTTCTCTAACTGTATTTTTAACATCCAAAACATTAACAACATCTACATCAGGATCTACAAGTTGTCTAGTATCCAAATTAAAACGATTTTCTCTATTAATAAATTGTGCTTTTATTAAATTATGAGTTTCAGATATAGGCTTATAAGCTAATGAAAAGGAATCTTTTATAATATTACCCATACCTATTGTCTTAGTAGAAATCTGGGCTTTATCTATTACAGGCATATAACCACTACCTACCCACATAGGAAATGCTCTAAATGTATCACAAATTACTTTTAACCAATCAATAGCACTACTTGTATTATCTACACCTATATTTAAAGTATACCTTTTTTCACCTAATTGATAATAATTGTAATACTCGTTATTGATGTCTGAAATAGGCAACCCATTTGTCCAATAGTCATTACCATTACCATTACCAACATAGCCTTTCATAAAAGTCAAATCTGGTTCCGAAGAAGTTCTTTTAGTAATGCCTCCAATTACTGCTCTTGTCCAACCCTCATCGTTTGTTCTAGCGAATACACAGTTACCCAAAATTACTTTAACAAAATCTATCTCTATAGGTGTAACATCAGGCTCACTTTCAAAATTACTAGAATAATCGTCATATCCAGATTCATTTGTATTATTATCTTTAAAAAAAGCATCTGCGTTCCTATAAAAATTAGTACTTAAATCAGATAAACCATTAACAGAAATAGAATCTGCTCGACGAATAATTCCGTCAGGAACTAAAGTATCACAATGCTCGGCCGCATCTATAAACCAATCTATAGGTAAATTGGACTGATTTGTAAACTTACCTAAACCATATGTTTTAGATAATATTAAATCATATAAACACCAAACAGGATTATCCGACCATTCTAAAACCCATTCTAATTGACCATTTTTATCCTTACTATAAGTACAGGGTCTACCATTATGCAACATACTTCTATATTGATTTATATCCTCATCAAACCATGCAAGTTCATGAGTAACTTCAATAGTTTCTTCCTCTGTATCGTAAGTACCTGCTTCCATAACAAGGTTAGTTATTAACTTAGGAACCCATATCATTTTACCTTTTAACAAGGCTGTGATATTTGGAATAGAATTGCTAAATTGAGAAGTGGCTTGGAAATTAATCCCTAGCAAAGCGGTGCTCGGATAATTAGAACCGTTGTAGGAGACTTCTTGAAAACCAGTAACTTTTAAATCTGTGGCGCCTGGTCTATGGTTATCTGTTTCTTCCGTCCAATTTCCACATAATCTTACAATTCTTACTTTAAGACGTTTTGCTTGGGTATGAATAAGGTTATTGACTTCCGCTTGTATTCCCAAATCAACTAATTCTTTGTATGTATCATCATCTCCCTTACCAAGATACCCGGAATATCTTGCACTATCAAATCTTTCTCCATCAAATTCTAAATTTAACCAAGCACACATACCAAAAGCACCAGCAGGGAAAGCCGCTATAATCTCATGCACTTCTCCTAAGTTTGCCTTTTTCCATTGCAAATCTCTTATAGGTATAGCAGGGTATACTCCTATCACAGCATTAGTATGTCCAGTCCCTGCTAATTCATAAGGTATGTATAAATAGTTACCACCATATAAATCATCTTCCGTAGGTTCACGAGTGTAGGAAAAATTAGAATCAAAATCTGCATCTTCAAAACCAACTAATATAGCAAACTTGAGTAGCTCATTCGTTTTTGTTTTTTTAGTTACACCTTTACTGGTTACATGATACACAACAGTGGTAAGCTCTATTAAAATATTATCAACATCAAAATTCTTTGTAGATAAAAATTCTTCATAATCTCCGTTTTCTGTCAAATCTTTATCTGTAGTATGAAAAATAGAAGAAGTATTCCAACTTTCAAAATTATCTAGATTTGACATTCCGGCTGTAAGATTCTGATCACTTCTACCATTAAAAAATTTATAAGAGAAATTAGTCATACCTGAAGAAATCATATCATTTACATATACTTGTTTAATACCTGAACATCTGCCTTCTCCTAAACTAATTAAACGATGTAAATATTGGTCATACATTATATCATACTGAGACAAGGGTCCGTCGATCGTGCCGTACTGTTCTTCAATATTTTGATATTTAGCCCCAAAAACACTTGTGATTACAAAACCACCTAGCCCAGGAACCCAATTCTCATCTTCTTTATCAAAAAATGTTTCGTAATTATCGTGTGAGAAAAAACTATATGTTTCACCTGGCGATGGGGATTGACCTATATACCACAACCAAAATGCCTCCGTAAAGTCAAAACCATAAATCCAAGCAAATTTATCTGCATACACTAGTTCCCATTCATCTCTTTTCATTAAATAACGAGACCCTTCAGGAGGAGATATGCTAAAGCCACCCACAACATATACACCCAAACTTGCTACTTTTCCTGCTCCAGAATCAAAAGTAACAGTCCAATCTTGAGACCCTCTATCCTTATTGTACCAATTTGTTTGTGCTTTATATGTAGAAGTTAAAGAATCCCCCTGAGCTGCCAACACACCTGCATAAATACAAGCACTAAAAAAAGTTCTTCTATCCCTGTTTACAAGAGTGTTATCTTCCCTGTATATAAAATCTTCTGCTTCATAAGTATTATTTACAGAAAGAATATCTACCAAAACATCGTTAATATAATCTTGGGTTATATCTATTACTGTACCTGAAGAATCTGTTTCAGCCTGTGCTTCCCTCATTTTCCTCTTAATTTTTACTTTGGCCGCCTCTACATTTTTTACCAACCCCTTGGAAAGAGTTTTATTAATATATGCTGGATCAGTATCTTCTTGAAAATCATAAAGTGCAATTCCTCCTCCATTTTGATATTCCTCATAAAAAGTCGTCCAAAATTTTTGCTGGGCTATTTCATCCCAAACCCTATAATAAAAAAGTAATTGATCACCACTACCCTGGATTGTAAACTCTATTCCCCTTATAGGTTTATCTGTTCCTATAACATGCAAAGTGAAATTGGGTATATCTGAAATAAGAGGTTGTCCATTATAATTGCTCCATTCCCACTCTCTCTTAGGAGCATATTCTTTAGCAGAAGATATTATATTTCCACCTGTCAACATTTCACCATAAACTACAGGTATAGCTATACCTTCTCTAGCAGTAGAACGTATATTCCAAGTAAAAGAAGGACTATCATCTGATGGTCCACTACTACTAGCTAAATCAGGACCAAACAAAGCATTTGTTCCATAAGAAATAGCCATACTCAAAGCAGTTCCTCCTACCATCATACCAATACTAAACCCTATAGCAGAGGTTGTTCCAGCAACAAAACCACCACCCCAAACACCAAAAGAAACAGCTGCTTTTAATCCTAAAATTATACCCGCCGTTATACTACCAGGCTCTTCTATATTAGGATAAAATATTAAATGATCATCGCTTTTTAATCTAAGATTCAAAGCTCTTAAAGAATCATCTATTAATGTATCGTTATGTCTTAAAGAAAAATTACCTTTTTCAAATATATCCCAAAACTCTGGGTTAACTTTAAGAAAACGATTCATGAAAGGAGTAAACTCCCTCTCTTTAGATTCGAAAGTCTGTATTTCATTAGGCAATAAAGGATTTTTTATAATTATTAATTTTGGCATCTATAATACCCTTCTATTCTTTTTTTAATTGCTGAAGAATTTAAATCCATCACACGAACTCCACCTCTCATTCCAGATATAGCTATGTTAGGAACTTTAACCACAATGGCTAAATGATTCGGAATAATTGCAGTAATATCTAGTTTCATTAAAACCAAATCATGTTTTCTAGGTTCTTCCACTTTTATAAACTTTAACTCCTCTGCTCTATTTAACATATGATTTTTACCCAACTTAGACCAATTAGGTTCATACCACCAATCTTTTAACTCTATATCTAATAACTCTTTGTAATATAACATAGCTATACCATAACAATCGCATCCATTCCAATCTCTTCCTAAATGCTTATAAGGTATACCTATGTACTTTTCCCATTTTTTCATAATTGCCTATAAATTAACTAGTGTTGGAAACCCACCAAAACGTAAAGAATTATTATGAGCTTTGCATCCATTAGGACCGTTCAAAGTATGATCGCAAGAGGTTGATTTAACATGAGGGTAATAAAAAATAATTTCACCTTCTTCATTTAATACTGTACGAAACCCTTGATCTCCTGATTCCCAAGTACAATTATCATCCTTAAAAGAAAAACTACAAAAATCTTTAGTATACGTTCTACCGGGCAATGTAACTCCTACAATGTTATACTTATTCTCTAACTCAAAAGTAATCTCTTCCTTAGATATACTTATACTATCTACATATGCATCGTCTTTTATACAATACTCTTTACCCTGGTCTAATACATTATCAAAAGTTCTTATATGTGTTAATTTACTTCCTTGTAAACCATCAATAGTTTGTATAGCATCAGATATTGTTCTATCCACAGCAGATACAGTCAAATCAATACTCATAACTTCATTTTTAGCATTAGTACCTATTGGTTTAATTTTAAAAGGGAAAGGCAAATATTTCATAGGCTCATCGTCACCATTAGAATCATCTGGTAAATAAAAATCTACAGGTTTATTTCTATTAGTCAAAAATAATGTTTTAGCTATTCGAATTTTATCCCCAACAGCACTTTTAAAATCTGGAAAGTTATACAAAATGAGAAGAGTGGAACTACGAAATGCTATTTTTTTAAATTGCCCTACATTTGGCCCACTTTCAAAATAAATTGTCCAACACCATCCATCATCACTTTCATTTAAATCATACCCAGAATCATCTATAAGATTACTTACTTCCAATGATATTTGTACAAGAGCAAAACCAACGTATTGCACATAATCTATTAAAGAAGGTGTAAATACAGTAGAGATTTCTAAGGCAACTAAATCAATATAATTGTACTGCTGATTTTCTGTTTCTCTAAAAAAGGTAACTGGTGCTTGTCTCATTATTATACTCCAAAAGTTGATTGATAAGAACTAGCGATATCTTCTTTAAAACTTAAATCGTATGTTACTGCATCAGGTATATTCATTGTATGAGGTAATTCTTCCATATCAAAATTTACTTTATAAGCTTTTTGTATATACGTCCCTGCAGGGTAGTCATTGGTTAAAGGTTCATCCAAACTAATTATCCACACATTGCCATTGAAATTCATATAGGTAATTCTATTTATTTCATGAATAGTTGTTACTTCAAAACCCCTAGCAAAAGTTTTACATAGGTAAATTTCATTCCCTGCTTCTCCTTCTACTGCTGAAAAACCTAAATCCTGAGGAGTAATTGTATCATCTAATCCTATAGACATACCCAAATAAGATAACCCTTTGTCCTTAGCTTGATCCAACCTTGTTTCCAACTCCCAACAAGGCAAGAAGAAGTTATCATAAGCCCCTTGACGAGCTTTCCAAAAGGCTCTAATCTCATTTTTAAGTTTGCTACCAATAGTAGAGTTTCCTCTATATAGATGGTTCTGATATCTAAACTTGAAATTAAAAGTCTCTCTTTCTGATACAAGAGCTCTTTGGCTCATACCATTTTCAAAAGGAGTCTTTACTACATTAAAAGTGGAACCTCCCGATACATCTATTAGATCTGGTTGCCATTTAAAAATTTCATTACTCATAATTTACACCATATTTCTTTTAGTCATTATATTAGAATTATTTTTAATCGCCTGTATTCCAGCCGGAGAAGACATCGCTCTGAATATACTTTGACTATCCATTCCAGTTATACTATTATAAACAACTGTGTTAGGCATTGCCTGTGAAGATAAAGAGCTTGCTTGTGGTGTTGAAGGAGAATAATAAGGATTACCACCAACACCAGAACCTAAAGGCTGACTAGTGTAACCTGAACTATCCGCACCTCCACCAAAGCCTGCAAAGACCTGACCTATATTAGCTAAACCAGCCTGAGCCATATTTGCAAAGAATCCTTTTGTTCCTCCTGTTCCTACAGAACCTTGTCCTCCAGCCATAGCCATTATAGCATTAAAAATACTGTACTTTAATATCATGGCCGCTATATCCTCTAATATAGACGATGCCATGTCTTTAAATTTTTCTTTTATGTCTACACTACTATCCCCTATGGTAGACAAGATATCAGCAAAATCATTAACGCCCCCAACGGCTAAGTCCTCAAAGTAATCATTCCAACCTCCGAATGTATTCTTCATCTTTTTATTGAGTCCATCTATCGCAATACCACTTTTTAAAACATCTTCTTCTAGTTTATCTAAAAATGCGTAATCCTCAGGAGCGGCATCATGTAAAGCAAAATACTCCCTCAAAGCGCCAGTTGTTTCAAAAACCTCTTCTTTTAAAGAAATATAACGTTCTTTAATTTTAGGTAAAACACCAGGTTTATCTTCTTCTTCTAATTGTTTATACGCTTGAAGTTCTAATTTAAACTCTCGTATAGATTTAGTGGCAGTCTCTATTTCACCTTTCCCTAAATATTGTTTCATGCCTCTATACATTTCCTCGGACATTGCATTCACAGTTTTATTAGCTATTACTCTTTCTTTTTTTATCCTCTCTGCATCGAACCTTCTTGTTTTCCAACGCTTTTTCTCCCTATCCATAAAAGCATTAATCTCTGACTCATAAGAAGCTTGCATAGAACTAAGTTTCTTTAACTGAATAGGATCTGCAAATCCTCTTAAATTCTCATATTCTTCATCCTTTTTAGATTCCCCTAAATCTTTTAAAGATGCATTCTGCATATCTTTAGCTTCTTTTAGTTTCTTATTTATCTTCAAAGTCTCTTCGTATAACTTAAAAAAAGCATCCTGTTGTCTCATATCGTACTTTTTATCCAAGCCTTTTATCTTAAACCATTCCCTTATATCAAATGTTTCACCTTTTGGTGTAGCATCCTTTAATGCTATTGCACTAGTAATTTGACCGGCAAAAGATTCAGCTTCCATTTTTAACAGTTTTATAGTGTCCGGATGATTAATACCGTCCTTTATTAAAGACTGGGTAGCAAGGCTTAATCTCTCCTTGCCTTTAACTATTGCTTTATCTAATAACTTTCCAGGAGAACCACTAAAACCAAACATTTTCATAATTACATCTAAAGCATTATCTACCTCACCCTTTTGTCCTCTAGTCATACCTTTAACTACATTCGGACCAACAGAGGGTTCTATCGGCTTAAAAGGTTTATCATCCAAACCATCTTTAAATAATCCATTCCACATAGCCGACCACTTAATTGCTTTACCATATGCAATCACACTCTTCGTAAGTTCCTCCATCTGTTTAATTTTTTGATCGCTCGTAGTCCCATCTATCGCTTCCATATTTCTTTCATGAGCATCGATAGCAAGTTCTATATTCTTCGTAAGTTCGGGATACTCATTTTTAAGTCTTTCCAATGTCTGAATATATTTTTCACTTACATCATCCCCTGCATCATACTCTTCCTTTATGCTCTTCAAGGCCGCTGAATAAACTTCTAAAGACGTGATAATACTTTTAGTTTTTAAAGAAGCTACGGCATAAGATTTAGCTGATTCTTCATTAGCATGAGCTAATTTCCATACTGCGGCTGTGGCCGCACCTAAAGCTATTGTTATAAGTATCATAGGATTATACATAGCCGCCCAGGCCGCATATTTAGCCGTTCCAATAAATAAAGCTTTCACTCCTATCAAAGCCCATGAAAGAGCATAACTTAGAGCAAATAACCCTGTTGTCCACATAGCAGTTTGAGTTATCAAACTAGTTATAGGTCCTCCTGCTAAAGCAACAAAAATATTCAGTACTCCCCTAACACCATTTAAAATCTCTGCAAAAGCACTCTTAACTCCACTATCACCCAAAGTAACGAATAATACTCCCCAAACATCTTTTAAATTCTTAATAGATACTTCAAGACCTGTAAATTGTATACCTGCCATTTCTGCGGCCGTACCTGCATCATATGTTTTCTTTAAAGCCTCACTAAACTTATTCGCGGCAAACTCCTTAACTAAAATACTGGCAGCCTGAGCACCCCTAAGTCCAAACAACTCAAAAGCACGAGCCATATCAACTGTTTTCTTTTCAGAATCATATAACACCTTGGTTAAATTTAATAATACTTCTTTATAACCAATAGTTCTAGGATTAATTTTATCTAACTCTATTCCTGATTGAGTATATGCATCTTGTAATTTTTGATTGGGTGCTATAAGTCTTTTCAATACTTGTCTTAAACCAGTACCAATGGTAGATGCTCTAATACCATTATTAGCTAAGACCATCATTGAGGCCGCAGTCTCCTCTATAGATATACCTGCAAGAGAAGCAGATGCACCTACAAAGTTGAATGCGATTCTCATTTTATCTATTGTAAGTTTAGATTTATTAACAGCATTGGCCATAACATCTGCAACTCTTCTTGACTCAGATGCTTCTAATCCAAATGCTCTAATAGATGTTGTAAGTAAATCAGTAACCTGAACCATAGAGGAGAGAGTACCAGTAGCTAAATCAGAAACACTCTGCATGGCGGTCATTGACTCAGCCGCACTAAACCCTGACTGAGATAAAAGAACCATCCCTTTACCTATTTCAGCAGTAGAGAATTTTGTAGTAAGTGCAACTTCCTTAATAGTTTCACCCATTGCGGCTACTTCTGTTTCTGTTGCTCTTGTAATAGCTTGTAGATTTTTAAGAGCTTGATCATATTTTATTATTTCCATCCAACCTTGTGTAAAAGCAGAAGTAACCATCATAATAGCACGACCAGCAAATCCATATGCAAGGAGAGTTTTAAAAGCAGAACCTACTTTCATCATACCTGCTCCATAAGCCTGAGTAGACTTAGCACCCTTATTCATACTCCTGGTAGTTTTATCCACAGATTTAGATACAGCATTTTGGGAAGTAACCAACTCCTTATTCTTTTTCTTTTGATTGCCTAACTGAGTAGTAAGAGATTTAACTCGGGTCTCTAACTTTTTAAAGGCTTTAGCCACCTGCGGATTTTGTTTAAGTACAAACTGAATTCCTAATTGCACGCCACCTGCTGAACCCTTTGCTACATCAAACATGTCCCTCTCCTACGTATTCACCTGCTTATTAAACTTACTAATCCTCTCTTTTGTAAGAGCTTCTCTTTCCTCTTTAGAAAGATGTTCATAATCTTTTGGATCTACACATAACCAACCTTCATCTGAATTTTCCTTCTCTTCTTTATTCAAATCTATACCATGAATGCCAGCCTCAAATGTCATCCTTCTCTTTTCGTCCTCATGGGCTTTTTCGAGGAGGAATCTGAACTGTCTATTAGTGAGTCCTCCTTCTTTAAAATGCTTTCGGAAGATGTCTTCAACTCTGTACTGAGGGTATCGTCTGAGAAAGATGGCGGTTGCCTCACCAACTGAGATAGTTTGTCCATCAGTGGAAGGCTTTTTAAGTTTTTTTCAAACGGGTCCAGATAATTCATATTATAAATAAGAGCTATCAACTCCGTTAACTGAAAATTTGAAAAAGATTTGCCTATATCCACCAACTCTTCCTTCTTTGCATCTGTAATAAGTTCTAAAATTCTTAACATATTACTTTTTAAAGCATCTAATATAAATGTTACAAAGGCTATATTATCCCCACCTTCTGCATTTTCTGCATACCAATCAGTTAAACACTTTGTTATGATTCCTTCCAACTCTACTTGGTCACCCATTGACAAAGGGTAGATTGTGAGTTGCCTCAGATTGCGGGTACCTACTTCAAAGCCCCTTACAATCTGAGGATTCATTGTTGCATTATCTCTCTCCGGTGTATCCATTGTATGTCTCCTTAAAAATTAATTAATTATTCAATCTGTAGTATCTGGTGTAAAGAATATTCTACCCAAAGGCATAGCATTCCATACAGCATTACCATTTGTTACTGATCCATCCGCAGGTGTGGCCGTAATTACTATCGGCATACTAGCACCTTCTTCTTTTTGATCTTCTAATTCCGCTGAAGATGTTATAATAGCTTTAGGAAAAATAAAGTTTATTTCCTTAGTACCATCAGGAAAAACACCTTTAGCTTCTACTCTTAAATCTACAGGAGCAATTCTGGCGCCTAACGCAATTTCTCCAGAATACTCTGTAGCATAAGCCGGCAAAGTTCCATCCAACCCATGAGCAAATGCCATATTAGCAGGAGTGATTTCCATCATATCCCCTTCTAATGAAGCACTCTCTCTAATAGGAAATTTAGCATCCAAAAGCATAGGATAACCAGTTTCAAGATCCCACCAATCAACACTACCCATATACTTCGTTCTTGCCAATGCTCCTATTGAGTCAGACGCCGATAATTGAGGAGATGTCTCACCAATATGATCAGATGCTGTATCTACTCTAATCTGCATAAGTCCAATTCTTACTGCTCCACTATCTTTCGTTCTTGGTCCAGCCATAATATTATTACCTTTCTAGTTAATCATTATTTACTTTAATTTCTTCCGGAGTTTTCGATCCGAGATATTGTTCTCGTAACGATTGTTTTACATCTTCTCCAAATGTTTTCATTTCACCTGGAAAAAAATTAAACGTATTCATTTTACCACATTTACTACTTATACATCTCATTTTCAAAGACCCAAATATATATATTTCTACAGGTGGAAAAGGACTTGAAGAATATTTAGGATTTCTACCATAACAAAATTTCCAAACTCCATTAGGCAACCTTTCTATCAAGCGTTTACCACAATGCTTACAAACATAAAAATTCTTTTTTTCTTCTGTACTATTCTGTTCCATTGTATTGGGCCTCTATATAAACCGATGATTAGTAAAAAATACATACAAAACTGAGGCTGATACCTTGACGATAAAGCAACGAATTGTAATAGTGCATACACAAGTATGCGTTTTTTCTACACTTTTGCTGGCCATTGTAAAGTTACTGTTAAAATTCTAAATTTAGTTCCATCAGGACCTAACATATCTTGTGAACCTATTATACCCTGAACCATAAACTGACCAATTTCTGTCCAGTCTGTTCTAGTAGGAAAGTTTTTATAAAGCGGTATCCTTTTTATATCGTCTACAGAAGATGTATCTGCATCTACCATTAAATAAGTAATTACTTTATCTACTAATTGTGCTAACTTATAACCTTCTTTATCTTTTCTTTGTAAACAATATATCGTGAGCATTACTTCTGATAAACTACCTTTACTTGTTTGTCCTATATTTACAGATACCCATTGATCTAAAACTTTACTACTAGTATCTGGTTTAATTAAATTCTTATCAAAAATAACTTCTATACCATGATTACCTTTAATAGTATCTACAAAGTATTTAATAATACTCGCTCGCATATTAGATTCTCTAGTAGTAGCATCTAAAGTCATTCCTCTCCTCCAACTCTTTTAATTATTTCTTGTATATCAGAGTAAAACTCTGTTGCAAAATATACATATGATTCATCTGTCTCTGGTAAATCTATTTCACAATTATCAATACACTTTACAACCTTTTTTAAAGAAGTCAAAGGTATAGTTAAAGTTATTTCTATGTCTTTAGGTCGAATATCCAATACTAAAATATCACTCATTATGCTTCTCCTATTACAGCATTAACATAATCAAAAAAGCTTTCTTCCACAAGAGGTGTATCTTCTCCATTAGTAATAATTGACTTAATTTGTTGAGCTTCAATACCCAACCTTTTAAGTTTGAACATATTTCTTATAGCACCCTCAAAATGACATTCCAACATACTTGACTTAACAACCCAGTAATTAAATACAAGGTGTAAATAATTGTGTTCTTTTTCATTTTTTGCCCCTATTCTTTCCTTTAATGAAAGATTCATTTCCCTTGACCATTGCCCCCACTCTACAGCAAATCTGGAGTACTTCCCTTTTTTAGCTTTATAATAACAACTATCGATAATTTTAATAAGGTCTGAACTTTTTATAGTTTTCCAATCTGGATTGTTCTCTAAAAATTTCATTGTTATCTCCATTGTTTTTTTATATTATTTATACTTTGTTTAAGCATACCTGGCCATATTTGATATTTAAAATCACGATATGCAGGACCAAATAAAGGTCTAGCAGGTATATATTCTGTACCCTCTTCTAATCTTTTAGCATAGTATGAAACAGGTACACCGTTATTATCTACAACTGCAGGATGTACACCCCCAACCCAATCGCCTGCCATAGTTTTATATACAGTTAAACTATTAAATAAATGACCATCCATTTCCCAGAAACCCGTTTTCTTATTTTTATTAGATTTCCAAGTAGCATATCTTTCATTAAGAGGATCAAATGTTTCGGACCCAAAATTTTGAGTGGTGATTCTTTCCTTTAATAAATTAACAAACTCTACTGCACCTCTTTTAGGTAAAATATCTACTTCAATAGCTAATCGTCTTGAAGTGTTCTTCAAAGCAAAAGTTAATCTTTGTATATCTCTTTTTTGTAATACGACACTAATCATTTTCTAATATATACCCATTCAATATTATTTCATGTTTAACATCTTTATCTTCTGGGGATAAACAAGTCATATCCAGCTCTATATAGTTTCTAAAAAATCTAGGACATTTAGTAATTCTATTTAATTCCTTTTTAAAAGCAACTAATACATCCGCTTTTGTTAAATCAAAAAAAGACTCCAAAGCAACTAGTAATTCATCAGATATTATTTCATCTTGATAAAAAACACCATACCAATCTTCTACTTTATCTAAGGAGTTTATCTCAAACAAACTATCTACAACTGTGATATTTACCACTTCTCCTTTAAAAGAATCTATAACTTTTTGAGTAAACTTCTTATCCAAAAATCTATCTACAATAAATATTTCTACATCTAACTTTTTCATAACTACTCCTGAATTGTTTTTGTTAATTTTCCATCTACAAAGTGAAAAATGATACCACCTTCTTTAACTTTAAAGGTACAATCTTCTTCTATATCTTTATCTATAAATAAAAGGCCAAAATAACCGTCCTTTAAAAGATGCGGCTCAGCATAAAAACTTATAGTAGAATATCCTGCCACATTCTCTATACTATGTTCATGCTTTTTAGCCCATACTATTTTAGCCGTTTGAGCTATTGCTAGGACAGGTTGATCGTTATTACTTATTACTAAACACTTATTTTTCTTAGCATACTCTTGTAAAGTCAAAGCATCATCTTCTGTTAATGTTCCGTCTATCTGAGTATAATGTTTTCTTGCTATTGTTTTCATATTATCTTTCTAATAAAAAGAAACCGTTTCCTTTAAGATAACTATTCCAATTATCTTTAATACCAGGAATTAAGTATTGAAAATCTTTAATCTTCCAATCTGTTCTTTCAAATAACTTTGTCCACCAAGTTTCATCCTCTGCATTAATATGAGTTACATCTAAAGCATAAGCAGGTACTCTATAAACTCCATTATCTCCTAAAGGTACAATGACTAACATACTACCATCGACTGCAATATCAAACAAAAATAACTCTAACTCATCCACAGAAATATGCTCAAAAACATCTTTAGCGATACAATGGTCAAATGTATATTTATTTATTACCCCCATATCATTAGTTACCCAATTATTTATTTCTGCAGGGGCATTTTCTACAGCATACTCAGAAATGTCATAACCAAATCCTTCCCTACCTAACATCCTTAATGCTTTTACACCATACCCTTTGGCACATCCGTAATCCAAAACAGAATCTTCTCTTTCAATATACATGTAATCTATCATTGCCATTGTCATAGGTATAGTAAGTTCAGGCATCCAAGTATAATTCATGTAACAACTCTTACCTGTTTGCACACCTCTTTCGTAATAATCTCTATCATAAATATTTGAATTCATGTTAAACATCTCCTACATACTACACCTAAAGTTTCCTTATTACTCAATGAAGAATAAAATTTATTTCTATTTTCCATTATTTGTTCTTTACTATCAATCATAATATTACCTAAAATCATCTCTTCTTCTAAATCAAGACAACAAGGAAGAACATTACCTGTATTTCCAACAAACAAATGTTCCCCGTTCTCATAACAACAGCTCGCAAAAGTTACACAATGGGAATCTGAAATAAGTTCCCCCCAAGGATTAATATTTGGGTTAATATGAACTCCACCTACTCTATTTGGAAATAATTTTAATTTTTGTTCCCAATAACTTTTCCATTCATCTAAAATATCTTCTGAAATACCATCGTGTAAATGGGATACAAAAATAAACTCCACATTCCTAGCATTTCTCTTTACACTTCTCTCTATATGATCATAATGAAGATCCTTATAATTTACCAAAACGGAACTATTTTTCATACGAAAATGAAAAGAAACGTAAACTCTAAAAGAACTAGGAAGAGAAACAAGAACATCCATTACTTTATCGTCTAATAAAATACCATTTGTGTATATGTCTATAAAAGCATCAGGACGTTTTTTACTAACTTCTCTTACCATATATTCCCAATTAGAAGCAAATAGTGGCTCACCATTAATATGAAAAATTATAGCAGGCCTATTACCTTCTAAAGGAACAATATAATCATTTAACAATTTATTGAAAGTATCTAGCTCCATATCTTGTTTATTACGTTTCATTAATGTGGAGGGACACTCAAAACAAGCTAAGTTGCACCGATTGGTGGATTCAAATTGTATATTCATTATATTACCTTCCAAACTAAGCCGTCTTTGAATTCCATTGGAAACTCGCGCCTATTTTTAAACACAATGCCATTATTAAACGCTTCCTCTAAGGCTTTTGTAGGTCCTCCATCAGTGTCATATGACCACATCCAATCATGAAAAACCATTATTCCACCTTTTTTTAATTTAGATAAAGATAATTCTATATCTCGTTTAACCGCTAAATAATCATGACATGCATCTATCCATATAAGATCAAAGAAACCATCCTCAAAAGAAGGAACCATTTCTTCAGAAGTTCCTAACAATAAAACTATATTGTTATAACCTTCGGTATTTTCTTTCCATTCATCTAATGAAACTAAAGCATCTCCAGGTTCATGTCTATCTATTTTAGTATGCGGATCACAAGCATAAACTTTTATAGCTGTCTCAGCTAAAGCAACCGTGGATTTACCTTTCCAACTACCTATTTCTAATACAACTCCTCCTCTTGCTAACTCTTGAAGTTGAATTCCATCTTCATTTGCAAATGGTCCATCTATTGTTTGAAACCTTTTCATTTAAAATTCCCCTTTATTGAATTGGTTTTATATTAAACTTCCGTAAATAATCAATAACTGTATTTCTTTGAATAAGTGCCGTTGAAGGATGCTGATGATAACCACTACCTTGACCCATATGGTTAAAATAGTCAGATAATTCTTTCCTACTAAATAAATAAGTATCCCACGCTTTTCCACGAAAATTCATTTCCATTAAGTCTAAAACATCAAAACCTTCAATCCTAATTGACTTATTAGTACATCTAGGATCCGATCCATGTATAATCTTATGCCCTCCATTACCAATAGGTACAGCAAAAAAACCTGTCATAGATTGAAAACCAATGAACGCTTGTTCAACAGCCTCTTTATTAATAGCACAAATACCCATACTATATAAACCTACAAGTGCTCTTTCTTCTGTCATACAAGGTGACATATGAGCAAAAATATCTTTTTTAAAGTATACATCTAAATGAGATATAATTCGCCATTTACTTTGACCACAATTTTGCATTATATATTCCAAAGTTAATGCACAATCACCAGCCATCCAATGTATTTGTTTATTACTCCAACCATACCTCTCTAAAAAATAAGGTACTTCATAAACAATAACATTTTGGGAAGTTATATACTCCATAATATTATCAGATACTTCTTTATCAAGCACAACATTTTCCGGAATACCTCTCTTAACAATAACATGCACATTTATTTGTTCTAAGTTACATCTACTTTTCAATGTTTCAAAAAACAAAGGTACTAAAACATCTAAATTAATCCCGCTTATAACAACACATAAATCTATCATACAAAGCTCTCCATTCCCGTTGGCTCTAGGATTGATTCAATTAATTGATTCTGCTCACAAAATACACAATGAGTACAATTTTCAGCAGAGTGAGCAATGATTGGACCTTCATATGACATATACGCATCTTCCATTTTACACACACGGTACTTATCATGAAATTGTCTATCAGCAGTATCATTTAACACAACAGAAGAACAAGGGTACACATATCCATCATGAAGAAGAAAAGGTTTAAACAAATACCAATAACAAAAGTCTGGTTTTTTAAATACTTTAGTCTGATAGAAATAAGGTTTACCCATCTGCTCAACTTTACCACTCAAATAATTGTTATTAATTACTTGTTGCTCTTTAGTGGCTAAACAATTAGGAACTATTCTTACATATGCAGGCTTAATTTTCTTTACAATTTCATCTAACTCCTTCAATACATCTGGTGTAGTCTTATTATTTATAACATAACTAAATCCAAGAGTACCTTTAAAATATTTCCTATCTGGAAACGTAGGTAACTTACCATAATCAAGACCGTTCATAGATATGCGTATCCAACTTAAACTTCTTAAAGTGTCTTTTTCTAAAGTGTTTATAGCTAAGCCATTAGTTATCAAGCCTTGCTTGAGGCTGATACCTTTCGTTATCTTAATAGAAGCGTCAATATGCTTATACATGGTGGGGTCTCCCCCTCCAGTCCATTCTACTGTCTTTGCCCCTAAACCCTTCATTTGTTCCAGATAACTACAAAGTCTATCAAAATCTAAATCTTCATGACTTTCTCTTTTACTATTACTACAAAACTCACAGTTTAGATTACAACGACTGGTTGGTGCTATTTGTAATGAAATAGGCGTTCCTCGTTTAACACCCTGTAATCTTCTAATAACTTCTGGATGATGTATTAATTTACATCCTGTACTTGTATATTTATCTATAGGATTCATTTAATACCTTTCTCTTTGCGTTGCTCAGCATAAAACTCTTCTTTATGATGTTTAGGATAGGTATGACCATATTCTGTATCAGTATTATGAAGATAACTACATACTCTACCTACCTGATCCCTTTTCTCCTTAGAAGCACAACGATGAAAATGATTTAAAACAGGATTGAGAGGAGTTTCATACATTACATGATTCACAACTTGCTCATGTAATCTCCTAACATACATTACAGAACTATTCAAACGAGTCATCCTACATTGCCAATCAGGAGAAACTTTATAATCATTCTCAGCTTTAGTTTTTTCTAAATCATGCCAATCTATTCTAGGAAAAGCCACACAATTATATTTCTCCTGTAAAGTATCTGCTAAAAAATGCATAGCATGGTAATCGCCTTCATCAATTCTTTCATCCGCGTCCATAAACAATAACCAATGTGCATTAGGATAAAGTTCTAAAGCTGTTTTACGAAGATGATTTCTTGCTGGTCCATAACCTTCCTCAATAATAATATTACTCTCAATAACATGTATACCTTCTTTTCTAAAGTACTCTATTGTTCCGTCCGTAGAACCATTGTCTACAATAAAAACACCATCCGCGAATCCTCGTACATTCTTTAACCATCCCTCAACTTGATCTCTCTCGTTATACATATTACTACCTACTATTATCGGTAACTTCATAGTCCATTCCTTTCTTCGTTGTAGAATAAAATTTTACAATCGATTGTTGTGAATCATTCATTAACTCTTTAAAAATATTATATACTAGCTCTGGTGAATGTATACCTATACAACAAGGATGGGGACAATCCACTACACCAGAACATGGACCTAATCCAGGACAATCTCTAATATAATCTAGAGAAAGACATATTAATAAATTTTCCTTTTGCTTAGGCCTTACTACACTAGAATTACCTGTACCAAATAAACAAAGTTGAGGTATACCAAATATTCCTACTAAATGGCTTACAAAAGAATCTACCGTAATTGCATAATGAGCTCTTTTAACTATCCATGCTGTTTCACGAAAAGAGAGTTTACCTCTTAAATCTATATCAGCATTTGCCTCACAATCATCCTCTGCTCCTATTTGTATTGTAACCAAATCTTTTCTTTCTTCTCTAATCTTACTACAAACTTCATCCATATACTTATAAGTTCGATGTTTTTTAGATCCTCCAGTAGTATGAACTAGAACTACTTTTTTACCTTCTATTGAAATATTATCCAAATACTTGGAATATATTGGATCGATAAACATTTCTGTTGGTTCTACATCCAATAACTTCCAATAGAAATCCGCCAACAATGTATTCGCATTTCTACCCCAATTACCAGGTGCTATTTTATCACTATGAGGATTATATACATGAGCATATCTTTTAGCTTCCTCTGGGTTCCAACTAATTATTTCATCTATATAAGGATTACCTTCAATGATACTCATATATTGAGGTTGAGTCATATATACTAACTCTTTACCTGGATGTCTTTCTTTTAACCCTTTAAAACATTGAGTAGTCATCAATACATCACCAGCGGAACTATGCTGTACAAACAATACTTTATCTATTTTCTGAGACTTAAGAACTATATTTTCTTTCTTGGTCATTTCTCCTAATAATACATTTACATCACTTGCAAGACTTAACCACTCCTTACCCATTGCTAAACCTTTTTCCCTCATTTGTTTTCTTACCCCAACATCTTTTCCTACATATAACATAGCTTCTGCTACTGCTTCAGGAGTACAAGTCATGGCATCCATCCAAGTATTCCCTGCTCTACCTATTAAAGGCATATATGTAGGAACTGTTTGTTTAACTAGAACGCCAGATTTTTCTATAAGCTCCGTTTGAGAAGTAGTTTCCGTTCCAATGACAGGACATCCACACAACATAGCTTCAAGAGGTGTCCATGAAAGACCTTCCTGTATACTACAATTAACTAATACATCTAAAGAATTATACATGTCCACCATTTCTTTATCTGTAAATGGCCTACTACCACCATTATTTCTCATCCAACCTTTTTTATACCCACAATCAACAACATACTGCTGTAAATTATAAACTCCTTGTTTAAGATTACAATGAAAATATATACAGGAATTAGGCAATTCCTTCTTCACTAAAGGATATGCTTTGATTAATTTCTGAGGGTCTTTTCTCATTTGATTGACGCCTACAAATCCAAATACAAGTTCATCTTTAACAAGACCAGGGAAAAATCTTTTCTTGGTAGCTAACTTTTTTTCATCTGAGTAAGACTCCCATATGTTATTTTGTTTCAAGGAAGGCCTAAAATAACTTAAATTAGGAACATGTTCTTTAAGCGAGTCATAACCATACTGGGAATATACACAAGGATAATCGAAAAAATTCATCCAAGTAACCCAGTCTTTTCTAACTTCTCTTATATCGAAGGGGAATATAGTACTTAGTACCAATCCACGTTGAACTCTTATTTGCTGTATCTGTTTAAAAATTTCTACATAAGCCCAAATATCTAGACCTACAAATATAATGTTTTTAGCTTCTGTTACTTGTAATATATCTAATAATTTCTTTTTACCTATTCTGTCTTTTTCAGAAGAGCCCTCAATAATAGTATAAGGGTACTTCTTATTTACATCTTGTGCGGAATTATACCCAGCACTCTTTAAAGCAAATACAGATGCTTCATATTTACCCTCTACTTCAATTTGACGCAAGATTTCATTCATCATACCTGAATTTCCAGATGTGGAAGAAGGATGATCTCCTACTAATAAGACTTTGTTATTCATTTGCTTCTCCTTAAAGGATTGTCTAACGATTATCTTCTATTAACTCTACTACATCTACGCCTGCAAATCTCCTTCTAAGTACTTTCTTGACCATGTAATATTCCCCTGACAGAGGCTGATACCTGTCGAGTTCTTTAACCCCATAACTACTAGGGATATAAAGCTCGTCTTTATTAATTGCCATTACTCCCAACTGGTCTTCTATTTCTGTATCTGAACCAAACAAAGGTTCCGTTTGTAATGCATAAACATTTTCTTCTATGACATTAAAATTTTCTCGGTATTCATATGTGATAGGATCTCTGCTTTCTCCGGAAGGTCTTAATAACTCCCCTGATACATTACACTTATAATAAACACTTTGAACTTCATAGACTTCATTCTCAAAAACATTAGCCATTTTATTCATTACAATATATTTATGACCAACAACATCTAAGCTAACAATCCCACCCACTACTTGAGCAGTATCATAGGGTAGAGAAGCTTCTAAGAAAAACTCCTGTATAAAAGGCTTTGTTACCTGCGAATTAGGTTCAAAGTCAATATACTCAGCTTCACCAGTAGGCAAAATTAATCTTGCCCTAGTAGCTGTTTCCTCATAAGCATCTTTAACATCAAATCCAACTGTCATTAATCGCTCGCTTTAGGTGTGAAATCTACTTCATTAGTGTCTAAGTAGGTAGTATCCTGTCCTACAGAGTCTGTTGAAAATCCAGCATCAATTTTAGTACCAAACAAATGTGCAGGGTTGAGTCCATTAAGAAACTCCTCAGGATGTTCCGTCTTAGCAAAGTACCAAGCCTTATCCATATCCTGTATTGTTGCTTTATAATGTTCCCAACGATGTTGCAAGTTTATCTGTTTGATCTTAAACTTATGTGCTGACTCGGCTAGCATGTATGAAAAAATGTACCTTTTTGCTCTTTCCTTAATCCACAAATCTTGAAAACTACTTGTAGTAGGAAAAGACCAGCCAGTATCTCGACTCGCATCGTCACATGCATGATCGTAATCGTCCGAGTCGAGATAGTTAGCCAAAGACTTAACTTCCGACGTTATTAATGCAACAAGTTCAATCTTAGTTAAAGCCATTTATTTCACCTTGCTATTCTGGTTGCTCTTTGCTTCGTCTTTGTTTCTGACGGAGCTATGATCTCAGTTTTTGTTTCCTCTTCCTTTGTCTCCTCTTTATAACTTTCATCTTTAAAAGTCATAGTAGATTCAACAGGTTTAGAGGACACAGGATCCCCTACGGAAATAGGAACTTTCCGTAGAGTACCTGTATTTCTATTCGCTTCTGCTAATATTTCAGCAGTTATTTGTTTATCTTTAAGAGTTGCCCCTTTATAATAAACTTTTCTACCAAATTGTATTGATTTTAAAATTTCGATATTAAATTTTTCCATCGATTGTACCCTTCTTTATTATGCGTTTTCTGGTATAATTGGATCAACTTCTACAAGCACACCTAAACCATTCATATACCCAGCTGGTATAGCAGTTAAAGCAACATCAATATCAAATGTAATAATATCCCCACGAGAGAAAGTATTAGCATCAGGATCTACTACACCTATAGTAACACCATCAAACTCACCAGAAATCATTGTTGCTTTATAAGTATCGTCAACTTCACCACTTACATACTCAATTTTAGGTTGAGTACTTAAACAAGTGACTCCGTTAATAAATACATCTACTTCACAAGTTAGATCTGAATCATTATCTATTCCACAACTAGCTAAAGCAATAGAAACAGCTCTAACTTTACCCGCTTTCTTAGCAATACATATAACAGCTTTATCTACATCTGCAGTAAGATCACCAGGAACAGTTGCCTGCATATCGGGTATAACACCTTGACTAACCTGCTGGTCAAAAGTTACACTTGGTGCTGGAATCCTTCTTGGATTTTCAGTTCTTTCAGCCATTTTATCTCCTCCTTTACGCTACGGTTAGAGTATAAATAGCATCTCGGTTATAAAGAACAGGGAGACCCTTATCCTGAACACGGATGAAAATACCATCAGGATCCCAATTTTCTTTAGTATCTGTTTGCAGTCCCCATGTACGTCCAAGACCAAAAGGTGCTTGCATATACTCAGCAACAGGCATTCCTTCTACTGTAGGACAAAACATTGAAAACTGATCATCTGGAATGAAACGTCTGGTCATTGAAACATAGTCACGACCTGCTCTATAACTTGCAGTCGTTACAGTATCAACTGTTACAGTTCCAACTTCAGGCTCGATAGATTCAATGGTAACATCTTCATAAGTACCAGTAAGGTTATTATGAAATCTCATCTCTCCACCAACTTCCCAATCAGTTACATCATCAACAGAAATAGCAACGGTATCATTTAATGTCACAACGGCTGTTAACCATGACCGTACTTCATACATCTCATCATAAACAAGCAAAGTGGGTATATCTAGCAGATTTGCAAGAATATTAGGATTAACACCAACAACACTATTTTTATTCCCAGAGAACAGATCGCCATTACCAAATGTGGATTTCTGGAGTAATGTAAGTATAGCAGGATCACGAGCAATATACTCCAATACTGCGGAAGTACATACTGCCAACTCTACTTTACCACCACATCCGTCTTTCAATACTCTTTTTGCACCAATCATATCGCCCAAGATATCCGCTTTGGAACCTGTGGACCATAAATAATCCGTAGCAAGTGTTACTGAATTTTCATCCGGCAGACCATAATCAACAGAGTTTTTAACTCCACCTTCGGCCGCATATGAAAAAGAACCAGCAAAGAGCATTTTAGCGAACATCCACTCTTTTCTTCTGACAGCACGGTTTTTAATTCCAGCCATCTCTCTTGACAAACGAGCTTTAGAAGAAAGATAACCTGCTTCTGTACCCTCTTGTCTCATATTGTTAAGGAACTCTTCGTCAAAATACATCTTCTCTTTCCAGTAAGCCGCTTCAGCTGAATGAGAAGCGATACCGAATGGAGAAGTAAGCGGAGCAGGTGAACCTGGAGGTACAAACGGAGTCATTCCTCTTCCGCCTCTCTGACTCTGCCATTTAATTGAACTTGACGGTGACTGTGTAGTACTGAACATATTACTTAGAGTTGAATCTACAGGAGAATTATACTGTTGCATAAACCTCGTTAATGTCTCTAATCTTAGTTCAGGTATATATGATTTTCCTCTTGCCATTAGTTAGTTCTCCTTTCTATATTTTTGTGAAACGAGATACAGAGGTTCCACCAAGATCAGTGAGTCCTGTATCATCAAGATTTACGAGAGCACTGGTATACAAAACAGCATTCCCAAGAATAAGGGTTGCATTCGCACCCTTAGCATTTTCTCCAACACCAGTATCAACATCTTTATCCAAGACGCCAACTGCTGTGGAGTAATCAGTTCCACCAGTACCAACAGCCGTACCTGCTTCACAAGTAATGTAAGCAGAATGAGCAGTGGTAAAAGTAGTTCCAGAAGATGAAGTTGCAGTAATCTTTGCTCTCTGACGTTCAGTAGTTCTATCTATTTCTTTAATAACACCAAGATCAGCGGCAGTATTTCCAGTAGAATTAATAATTATATCGTCACCAACAGCAAATCTATAACTATCCTTTTGAGTAACATAAATTACAGCAGAAGAACTATTATCTGCTACAAGAAATGCCCTTGCACATTGTAACACATCTCCTGTAAAAGTGAGTGGATTGTAAGGTATATAGTAACCTGTACCTACATCAGCCACTTCAACTTCTGCTAAAAGTGTTCCCTGCTCAACTATACCATATCCAGCTTTCAAAGTAATAGGTATTTTTAGAGCCGCCATAGGCTCTGAGAAAAATAGTGCCTTATAATCAGGTCCTTGAATTCCTCTTATTATATTCGGAGTATCCTGCATAATTTAATTTCCTTTCTATTCCTTAGTTTTAACATGAGCGGTTGTGTCCAACATACTTTTTACAGTATCGTCCACTTCCTTTTCTGAAAAATCATCTTTGGTCTTTTCTTCTTTCTGAGTGCTAAAACCTTTAACCTCATCAGAAACACCAATGTTTTCCCAGTCCGGCAATTCTTTTGCAATAGCTTCTTTGAATTTATCCATGTTCAAATTACCATCTTCAATAAAGTCGGTGTATCTTACCATTGCTTTAACTTTATCATGAAGACGATCTACAACATTGGATTCGCTCAAAGCAGTATCAAATGCATATTCAGCATCTTTCTTCATGCTTTTCTCTTTACTCAATGCATTCTCTTTCTGTACTTCACCTACAATAGTTGAAAACTTATCCACTTTAGCAGAAAGATCTTTTTCCTTATCTTCAAAAGTCTTTCTTTCCTCAGCAAACTTATCCTCTAGCTCTGTAGCTTTAGCTTGAGAAGCTTCATCCTGTATTTCTTTAAACAATTCAGGGCGTTCTTCCTTAAGCTGGGTTAATGTAGCATCTTTTAGTTCCATACCGTTTTCCTTTCTCTTTGCTCTAATTATTATTTGTTCCCCTGTTTCGGAAGGGCCTTCTGTTTGTTCTTTACTTTTAAAACTTTCGGGTAATTCCCCGATTACTTCTATATCGACATCTTCCTTTTCAGCAAAGGTTGATGATTGTGTTTTTGAGTCTGCTCCAAAAACTGTTACTGAACCTTCCTTAAAATCCCATTTTCTCCAAATAAAACCAGGACCTTTAAATTCATAACCATTAACCTGTGCAACTTCTTTTTCACCAAGTCTCTGTATTTCTGTTGGTGTTCCTCTCACACTAGCTTGATACGGAAACCCTTTCGCAGAATGCTTTTGGAAATTTTCACTTTCTATAGTGTCAAGAAATACAGTTTTTTCGGGATCTACTTGGAGAGCGTGTCTATCTGTTACAATAGGCTTGGCTGTAAACCCAATTTTCTTATCCGTCATGTGGTCTTCTAGAATAGGAAATTTAGAACCTTGAGCAGACATGCCATCTAAATCAATAACTAATGAACCCCAATACCAATGGTCAGTGATGGGTTTACCACTATATATCTGCATCTTAAGTTTTTTAGCTTCCCCTTCAGCAAAACAACAAGCAATATTACCGTCCTCATGTTCTGCTAATCTTAATGCTCCTACTGGTAATTTATTTTTCATCTTTCTCTCCTGTTATTAAATAAATATTTCTTCATCTTGCACAAATCCATACCCTATTTAAATTTTCATTAATATTTTATTGTTAATTTTGATTTTGGAACTGCAACACCGTCCACATCAATCATCTCTATTACTGTTTTATCTGATGTTGTGTCCAAGGTTAAAAATCCGGGTGTGTTGAAAAGTATGCCTATTCTATCCCCAACTTGCCAGCTATCTCTTTGACCACGTGGATATAATTCTTTCGCTAGCTTGATAGTTTTTGCTGATCTATCTATTGGGATTAACCCGGATGCGTAAGAAATAGCATGATAAATGCTTAGTTGTTTATCCCTCGTAATATTTGTCAGAGTACTCGGCCCAAAGAAATTATTTCCCCACTCTAAAACAATATCAAAGATCTCATCACCAGACTCATTTTTGTATGTCAGTAGGTCATAGTCACCTTCATCGGTTGGTGCGATAGCTACCTCTGCTTGGAAGTACCCGTGAGGAACATTACCAGCAGTTATTGAAGAACCCTGAAACTTCCTTGTGATATCGTACCCATATTGATTTTGATTCCACGATTGACTTGCTGTCCAAAGTCCATAACCGGGCACTCTTACAAATATTAAAT